GTGTGTGTAAGCACACCCCTATTCATATTAAGTTACATACTTAGAACTTGTACTTCAAACCAAGCTTCGTTCCGTAAGAATTAGTTGTATCTGTAACGATAGAAAACTCACCGTAAACATCTACCTTGTCTGAAGCTGTTACAGATCCACCAACTTTACCAGAAAAGTTTGTGCTTGAAGCTGCACCATCTGGGTTGTTAAAATACGCACCACCTTGAATGTAGTAGCTACCAAAGGCATTACCATCTTCGTACCCTAAATGAGCGTCCGTTCCACTTCCTATGAAATTTTTCCCTGTGTAAGAGCCATTGTTTTCTACGTTTAAGTAGAATCCCGCAAAGGCAGGTGTTGATAGTGCTGATGCAGCAGCTATTGTTAATACTTTTTTGAGCATTTAATTAAAAAAAATTAAAGCTATATACTAATTGTTTTTATTTGTTTTTACTTGTTTTTTTACGTTTTCCTTTGATTGTGTATTAATTTTCTTTAATAATATTTCCTTTGCCTGTATCCCACCCTCAATCATCAAGATAGTTTTACTGGCTTCAGTTAAAACTTTTTCAGCTTGTTCTTTTGTTTTAATTTGTTTTGCTAATTCTTCTTTCCATTCAAGAATTTGCTTTTCAATAATATTTTTAATCATTGATATATCCTCATCACTTCCAACCATGAGAAACTGCCTCAATTCTAGTTTGTTTTGAAGATCCTTGATTATGAGTTGTTATTTTATAACAAACAGAAGTACCACTTCCTGATCCTGAGATATCAAGATCATGGAAAGCTATTATTCTTTTTGTGCTTGCTCCATAAGTTCCTTCATCAACCAATGTTCCTTGTGTAAAGGTAGAACCGCTATCTCGTGATATAAATCCTTTTATATCTGTATTTAAAGTTGCAGTTCCAATTTTATCTTCCATTAAAACTACAAGGTCTGCACTTGTTGGAACACCATCAACAGCAGTTGTATCTGTTGATTGAAGTGTAAGATTATCAGTATTTACAAATTGATTATTACGATATCTAATCATAACAATACCTGATCCACCATCACCTCCATTATAGTTTCCATATCTACCTCCTCCACCTCCTCCACCAGTATTAGCACCACCATCACCACCGACTCCATTAGTAGAATCTTGTTCGCCAGAGTTTAATGCAGATCCACGAACTATTCCATTTGATCTGGAACTTGTTCCAGCACCTCCACCGCCTCCACCACCGAATCCACCAGCTCCACCATCTCCACCATAAGAACTGCTAAATTGACTACCACCGCCAGTGCCGCCACCGCCACCGCCCCAATAGTAATTATTACCGTCTATATCAATTTGTACTCCATGACCTCCATTCCCGCCTGGTGCAGTGCTGTAAGTTTGCATAACCATTAAAAACTGCGAATCATTATCAGCGCCTATAGCAGCACCAGCACCTCCACCAGCGTTATGAGCGCGACCATAATCATAATTAGCATTTTCTTGAATACCAGTTTGACCCTCGCGACTACCGTAAAGTACCCAAGTCTCACCTGATGGTGCTGTTACAGTCCTGTTAGTTGGATCATAACCACTTGTATTAGATCCGTATTGATATGCATACGAACCACCTCCCCCACCATTACCTGTTCCAGTTATTGCAGTTGAAGCAACACCTGGAGCATCAGAATTATCACCACCATAGTATCCTGCACCACCTCCACCACCACCTGGTCTTGCGTATAGATTTGTAGTTGCAAAATCGGAACCAAAAGAACTTCCTGTTCCTTGTGATCCATCATCACCTTGAGAAGATCCCCCTGATCCACCATTACCTCTAGTAACTGCGTAAGTTCCTGCGGCAACTGTGCGGTTTTGAACGTGTAAAACTTCACCACCAGCACCACCACCACCCAAATTATTACCGCCTCCGCCTCCGCCACCAACAATCAACATATCAGCAGTTCCAGCATAACTGGCTACAAAGTTACCACTTGAAGTAAATGTATGAAGTTTATAAACAACACCACTTATTGTTACCTCTGTGATAGTTCCACCAGTAGGAGCGGTTCCACTTACACCATACCAAGCTCCATCAACCAATATTTCATTTGTGCTTGCAGATAAATCAACACCAGTTTTATCAATAAACTCATCTACAACTTGATTTACTAAATTAAATTTAGTCAAAGAATTTTGTACTGCTAATTTAAAACCAAGCACGGCTATGTTATTAACTAAATTATTAATATCTGTACCACTAGCTATACCTGTTAATGATGAACCATCAATAGCTGGTAATGCTCCAGTCAATTTTGAAGCACTCATTGAATCTATTTTTGCATTTGTTATCTGACTGTCACCAACGTGTGCAGTGTCTATACTGCCGTCAACATAATGCTGTGAATCAATACTGTCGTTAGCTATCGTCATAGCTGACCATGAAGTTACACCTGACCCATTTGTAGTAAGAAAATATCCATTTGTTCCTCCGTTTGGCGGTAACTGAAAAACAGGATTACCAGAAAACTGTGCATGAGGTGGTGCTTTTATTGCTACATAATGAGCATTACTAACTTCGCAATACAAACGAAGTTCAGATTGTGATCCTGTATTTTTTATTCCTAATATGCCACTAGATATAGATTTCGAGTTCATATCCAGATCTCCTCCAAGCTGTGGAGTAGTATCACTGACAAGATTTGCTATAGCTCCACTTTCTATCCCATCAAGCTTTGTACCATCAGCAGCTACGTCACGACCATCAACTGTTCCATCTGTAGATATGTTTCCATTAACACTAAGGCCAGTTCCATTTAATAATTGAAATACTGTACTTTTAAATCTTCCTGTAATTACATTTGAACCAGCTTTTCTAAGTGCAAATTCAATAATTCCATCTTCAGTGCCAGAACTTGCATCATCAATTTTACCTGTGACTTTTGCATAAACTTCTTTACTTCCATCGTCACTTTCGCCTGTAAATTTAAGTTGGCCTAGATAATCTGCATCTGCTGGAGATGAGCTATTTCTATATAGTTCAAGCTCTGGAGCAGCAGAACTACCAGTATTAGTAGAAGTAAGTGTTAAGTTACCCGTTCCAGTTATATCTGAAGTAAAGGCTGGTGATATTTTTGAACCATCTATTGCTGCACTTGAATTTATATCAGCATTAACAATTGTATCGTTTGCTATTTTTGCAGATGTTACAACTCCACTGTCAATTGTAAACGTGCCACCATTAGAACTTACTGTTATATCTCCTTTATCTCCATCAGAAATACCGATAGGAACTACTGAACCACCATCATTTTTTGTAAAAAGTAAAGCTGTATCCGTTCTTATAGCTAGTTCGCCAACAGAAAGATCAGATGCATCTGGATCGCTACCAGAACCTCTTTTAAACTTAATTGTGTTTGCCATTGTTCGACCTCTTGTTGGTTAGATTTTAATAGCTACCCCCGTCTATATTGAAACTAGAGGCACTTTCATCTTCTAAAAATGTAACCAGATCAGATAACGCTACCTGTTTCATGGTTCCCGCGTCGTTTGTTACCATACGATCTGCTGCTGCCAAAGTAGTAGAAGTAGCAGATGTATCACCATCCATAACATTCAACTCAGAAGTCGATACTGTCGCTCCGTCGAGAATGCCTACTTCGCTTGAAGTTAACAAAGCTAACGCAGCAGAAGCACCAGACTGCATACCAGATAAATTATCTAAATCAGCGTCATATGCTTGAATATTTGTGCCGATGGCTAAACCGAGCGCACTGCGACTGGCAGAGGCAGTTGTTGCACCTGTACCACCATCAGATATAGCTAAAGTTCCTGTTATTGAACTAGCAGCAAGATCAACAGCAATCTCAGTTGACTCAATAACAAGTCCACCATTAGCTTTTAAATCGGCAGACAGAGTATTACCAGATTTATCTAAACCGTCACCTGCCGAAATATTTCCTGCACCACTAAACTGAGCAAAAGTTAAATTATTAGTTCCAACAACTGCTGATCCTTTATTGCTAGTGCAAACGAACCCATTGTCAGCATTAACAGAACCTTGTTCTACGAAGGTGAACATTCCTGCTGCGTCTGCACCAGCAGCCAAGTCATCTGCTCTTGCAGGTGATGAACCTACAATATAAATACCATTCTCACTAGCTGTACTTTGATCTTTAACTAATACTCGATCATTAGTTGATAAAGTAACACCATCTAAAGTATCTCCATTATTTAATGCACTTGAAATTGTAATATTTGCAGTCGTTGCTGCGACCACGCTATCTTTTACGTCTAAACCTTGTGCTGTAGATTCTACAAACGACTTCGTTGCTGCATCAGAGGCATTTACAGGCGCTCCTAAGTTAGTAATTGTCTGACTATTTAATGAAACTGAACCTGTTGGTGCAGCCATTTGATCCAATCTATTTGTTCTTACACCTGTATCAAAATCTGAAATTTTCGTATGTAGAAGCGAAGGTACGTCATCGGACGAAACAGCTCTAAATGTTGCAGCACCATTACTTCCATCAGGTGCAGCTAAAAATGTATTCTGTGTTCTGCTCGTAAATAAATCTGCAAAAGCACCCGAACCACCAATAGGTTCAATAGTGGTAGCTGAACCTCCTGCTCCGCCCGTTCCAATACCTACAAATAATTTTTTGCTGCCTTCAGCAAGCGCTAATTCAGCATTTTCCAAAGTAGTTGGTGCAGATGATCCTGTAGATCTTTTGATTCTGATCGTGTTAGTCATCTCAGAAATTTCCTCCGTCTACGAGTTTAAGAGTAGTGACATTGTTATCTAATATAACCTTACCACTACTTTGCTGATAGTACATAACTGAATTATCAACTTTTGCAGTGTGATCTAAAGTTAAATCAAAACCTCCCCCTGGCACTCCTTGTATGCCCTGTGTCCCTGCTGTCTTGACTGTAACAACTCTAGTTTCACCGTTGACAGTAACAGTGTTTTTAGTGGTTGAAATGTTAACTTGACTCATGTGGTTGTATAACCCTCACTCATAAATATCTTACCCTCTAAATAATATTCTTTGAGTCCCGATCCATCAACTAATAACACATCGTAAGCTAATATTTCTGGAGTAAATGTAGCTGTCTGGGTGTCTGTTAATGCTATAGAAAAAGATCCTGCTGATCTATCTGTATAAGTAACAGCCCAATCTGCATATTTCGTGGAACGTGATTCATCCCAAACTTGTGCTGCTATTGTAAACCCTGTTAAGTTTATTGGCGTTCCAGTGCTATCACTCAGCACAATAGGAACACTGTGATCTGACCTTCTTTGAACGGTCATATTATATGTTCCAGGTGCTATTGCCATTAGGTATAAGGTGATGTGCCTAGTATATCAGTTTTCCATTGTGTTTTTAACGCATCTGTATCATTAGCAGCAGCTATTTCAGAATCAGCAGGAGCATCTCTTAATGCCTGTTTTTTAGTAACAATATCTGTTGTCGAAGCACCAGTTTCTAATGCTTTTTGAAATTCAATATCAAGTTCTGCAAGTTTTTGTGTTCTTGCATTTCTAATATTTGTTTTATGAATTTCTCTGGCTTTCGCCATATTAACCCCAAATCCCATGTTTTACTCCGTATAAGTCCAAGCGTTTCTAAAACTCCTGTCAGTAGGAATTGCAGACTTATCAACAGTATAAACTGTCTTACCATTGGGGCAATCTTTATCCTTTATTTGATCTAAAGTTAAATCACAATTATCTGATGGAACGACAATAGAAATACCACCTTCGTCATTCTCATAGATAAATCTTTTGTCTGAATTAGCCATAAAGTTTTTCTTTCAGTATAACGTTACAAATATTAGTCAGCAAAAATAGCAAGACCTGTTAGTGAAGAATCAGAAAGTTGATTTATTGCTACATTCATACCAGTCGTACTTATACGAATAGTGCTAGTTGTCTTTTCCATAATTGCAACACCGCAAGGTGAATTTGTTCCATTTCCACCAGTTACTACGGCACAGTAATTAGTATTTGAAAAAGAGCTAGAAAAATTAACTGTATAACTACCAGTTCCATTATCAGTAACAGAAGTTACACCAAAGGAATCATTTATAGTACTTTGATCGAAAGCACACCATATTTTTGCTCTACCTTGTGCAATCTGTTCTGTTGTTGAAGAATTATTTCCGCTTGTATCTTTTATTGTCGTTACTTTGACTGTTGACACTCCCGCTAACTCAGTGATCGTATCTCCTCTAGAAATAGAGGTACTTCCTAATGCAAATAAAACACCTGTAACGCTTGTTGAGTTTATATTTGTGCTTGAAGTTAATATAGTTCCCGTTTCATCAGGAAGAGTTAATGTTCTATTAGAAGCTACAGATGAAGGAGCTTTGATAATTATATAGTTTGAACCGTTAGAAGTGCTTTCGCTAAATCTTATTTCATTTTGGTCATTTAAAGTAATACCATTTTGATCTAAAAATAACTGTTCTGTTCCCGCAGTTGAAATACCAATTTGATTTGTTGATTTTTTAAAAAACCCCGTATTACTATCTCCAAAATTTATAGAAGGTGCTGACTCAGAGCCAGTTGATCCAGTTAGAACTCCAGTAAGTGTGCCGCCTGTGGCTGATAAAAAACCAAAGTTAGTCTGACTTACATTCCCTAAAGTAACAAAAGCTGAATTAGCACCATTTCTTATTTTTAAAGTATCTGTATCACTATCAATATGTAATTGATAAGCTGCTAAATTTGCTGCACCTGAAGGATCACCTGCAGCACTATTGACTGTTCTTAGTGATTCAAAGATATCTTTTATTGCTGTTCTTACAGCTAATCCAGTACCATTATCAGGTGAAAAATTACTTGAAGATTCCTTGCCAGTAGAATTTACTCTTGTCATTTGTTATGCACCTTTTCCATATCCTAACGCTTGAAACGTAAATTTCACATCTATGACTGCATTTGATGCGTTCTTAAAAACTATTGTAAACCCTGCACCACTTATAGAACTTAAAAGAAAAAATGCACCGCTTGGCAAATCCTCTGGAGCTATAGATATAGAGGGAAGAAAAGCTGAAGTTGAGCCACCAATATCACTTGTTCCTGTAAAAAATGGCTTAGCAAATACAATTGCTAAACCGCTTGCGCTTGTTCCTGATTGTAAAGGTGTAGAAATAATATTTCCACTTGATTGATATTTGTTTTCTGTTCTTGATGGTAAAAAAGCGTCAAAACCTAATTCTGTAAATTTTATATTTTCATTTATATCTACTGATATTAAATTACTTGTAAATTTAAAAGCTCTTGCACTAAATGAACCATTAGTTAAATTTTGCACCGTTGTAAAACTTAAATTATCTTGTGATGTTTGAACTTGTAATTTACTTTTTAAACGGTCACTGCCAGATCCATCAACACTTAATCTTGCATCAAAATCAGGAATAGAATCAAACTGGTTTGATATAAAAAATCCTTCGCTTTTTATATGTCTTTTTAATCTAATATTTGTAAAAACTGATCCCAAATCTAAAACTGAGGCAAAATTGTATGTACCAGTAAGATTCGCTGAAGGATCAGTAAGTTGTAAAGAACCTGACACAACAGATAAATTTGTTTTTGTACCGCTAAATGATGATTGTTCTCTTTGACTTTTTACTAATAATTCATCCGACATTTCAGGCAAATTTAATTCCACTTTTGCCTCTGTTTCTGATACCCTTCCACCTAGATCAGCAAACTTTAATAAATAAGTGCCTGTCAAAGCTGGAAGAATTGCTTCATTTGTAGATCCATTTATGTTTTCATTTAAGTCAGTAGAGTTGGAAAAACTTGCTGACCCTAAAACATTCGGAGTATGCCTAATAATACATCTTCCTCCAAATTCTACGTCTAAAGAAGTAGTTTTTGTCCATGTTAACTTAACTTGTGAATTATTTAATGGCTCAATCTCAAAATTTGTTGGATTTTCGGGGACAGCCGTCAATCCTAAAGTATCAATGCTTACTTCTGTAGGACTTGCACTTCTTTCTCCATTACTGTTTATTGTAAATATTTGAATAAAATAAGTTCCAGCCTCAGATGGTAAAATTTCATGCTCTGATTGTTGTGTGTTAACTACAACTGGATTTTCATTATCTTTAGTAAAAATTAATTGATACCCAGAAGCACCATCTACAGATTCCCAATCAATAAAAAGCTTTGGAACAGGTCTATTATTATTTAAAACAATTTTTTCTTCTATTGCTTTTGTACCATCTGATCCGTTAATTATTTGTGGTGATGGTAAAAGAGAAGTTAATAAATTAATATTTTTTACTGGTAATTGCTCACCATCTTCAATCGCTGCATATTTATTAGGATTATGAATTACTGCTGTAATTGAAAAACTTTTTTGTTTGTTTTCTTTTATATTTACAACTCTGAAAGATTGTGCTGAAAGAGTTGCAGATTCTAAAATATATGGACTGTTTTGTACTGGGGCTGATGAAAAGTTAGAAGATACATTTACAAGATTTCCACTTGTATAGGATGAAATGTTTTTTGTTTCTACTGTGCCATCTGACAACATACAGCTTATAGTTGGACTATCACTTATATCTGGTAAATTAGTCTGTGTTACATCATCAAGTGTTACTTGACTAACTGAAGCTGTTTTAACTAAGCCTCCCCTTCTTGTAGCAGCCTTAACCCTGTCTGCAATACCAATAATATCTCCAATCCTTATAACAGATCCAGACGCAATATTAGTTTCAAAAGTACAAGTTTCTGTTTGATTTTGTTGTGTTTGTAAAAACCATTTTCCAACTCTTTGTGCCATACCTCTAGAGGTCGTACCAAAAGTATTAATTGTTTTTGTCTGTGTTCCATATTTTTGTTGTGCAGTACTATCTTTTACAGTCACATAATCTATTTCTTGTGTTTCTAAATCAAAATATGAAACATTAATTACGTTAAATCTAGTTTTTGATGAACTGCCAGAATATACAAATTCGCCATTTACCACATTAGCGTTATTGAAAACATAATCAAAACTTACAGAACTTGGATTATCAATATCTTTTGGTGCGTCCTGAGAAATTTTTATAGTTCCCTCTTCGTAGTAAGGTATTGCTCTCATTACAGAGCAAATATCTTTAATTACTGCCATTGCATCACGTCTATTATTAATATTTGCATTTATAGAGAATCTAGGTTCTTGACCACCATTTCCATCATCTACTAATTGACTACAATATTTACTAACACCAAAAAAAGAAAAAACGTCTAACTCTGACTCTGGTATTGAACAACCACTAACGCTATCTGTTAAAAGATCATATAAAACAAAAGCAGGGTCACTTGTCCATTCTTTATCTGTTTTAAACGACCCATTAAAAGTTCCAGAATATGTTAACCGACCATTTGTATAATCAACAGTGGCATTATGAGGTATTTTTACAAGTTTCCCTCTTACTCTAAAAATTCGATTTGGGGCAGAGGTAAATAATTCTGAAGAAAATCTAAGAGAGGAATATGCAATATTAGGATAGTTATTCTGCTCTCTAATAATTTGCCTTATTTCTGCTAAACGCATTGTATTAAATGTATTTTCGTCACCAACATCATTTGCTCTTTCAACACTTACTACAACAGGAAAAAAATTTGTTGCATTAAAATTTGGAAAATCTTTTAAATTTATACCAAAATCTCTTGAATAAGGGTTAAAACTTTTGCCAGTAATTGTTTCATCAATAACTGTTGCTTGTGAAGCATTGTTTGGATTGACTTTTATTAAAACTCTGACGCTTGTAGATTCTCTATTACCATTTTCTGTATTAAGTTTAAAAAATTGATCAAATTTTACCTTAACTTGAACAGTGTCAATAGATGAATTTGTGATAGTACCTGATCTTGGCGTTGCCGATCCTCCTACTGGAAAGCTACATTCTTGCCCTTTATCACCTGTTATAACTTCACTTGATTGTTGTTGTGCTGCAAACAAAACTTCATTGTTAGCAGTTCCATCTTGAAACTCAAAAGTAAGTCTATCTTTCGGATAATTAAAATCTGAGTCTATAGGACTTGTATTACTTGCGTCACCCTGTAACACAGCAGTTTTATTTAAAAACAAATCTTTAAGAAAAGCATTTTTGAAAGCTGTGCTTGTTTTATCTGTAATTCTTGCTCTACTTGCTGTCGCAGATCCTTCAATCTGTCCTTCTCCTATTGCGTCAACAACAGTACCAAAATCAATAGATTTTAGTTTATCGTTGCCAAGTAAAGCATCAACAATTTGTCTATTTAAAAAAACCATATTTACTCATTAACAACTTGAAAAGTATCAACAGAAGAACTCACAACTGTACTACCTACTAAAGTTTCTCCATAAATTATATTAATCGGTACACCTTGTTTTGAATTATTTAAAAGACCTGTGAAAACAAAACTTGGATCTTGTGGATCTTCTTGTCTGTCAACATTTAATGGTTTTGGATCTGGTGCAAATAATTCTTGTATACCATTACTGAGCATACTTACACCAATAACTGTAAATAGTGGTTGTACTAAAGATCCTATAGTCAACCCTAAGATAGTAGTTCCTGATCCTAATGCTGTAAATAATGCGCCAGCAGCAAGGAAAAATATTTCACCATGTACAACTGGTATGATTTTTATTTCACTTTCTGTCTGCATATCTAATAAATCTTCAGTAATTTTTACATTACCAGCCATAACACAATATTCTTGCTCTTTTATATGTTCTCCTACACCTTTAAAATTATTAATCAAAAAACTAAATGCTTCTTTAGGACTTCTCGCATTTATTTCAAATGTAGATTGCCCTATAAACTTTCTTAGTCTGCCATAAATAGTTAATTTAATCATTTATTTCAGAAGGATATAAAACAATAATAGACTCTGTTTTTGGTTCAACAAGATAAAAAGGTAAATCATTAAACTTACAGCTTATTTTATCAGCATGACTAAAGGCCATTTCTCCATCAGGATGGCTATGCACGATACCAAGAACTTCTCCTTGATCTTCACCACTTGCATAATCTAAAGGGTCTATAACAAATGACTTCTCTTTATATGTACCTGATATATTTTTACATTTCCAATAGGTTTCAATACCATCTATATCAATTATTAATCCACATGATTCCTCTTTATCACACTCTAAAGCGTGTTCAAAAGCATCTGTAGCCCATTTATATTCTGTCATTAGACAAATGTTCCAACAGCAGGGAATAAATCTCTGGTGACTACTCTCTGAGGTATTTCCCTATTTTCCAAGTCGTTTGCAGCAGTAAGTTCAAATTGTACAACTTGCCTATTTTCAACAGCTTTTCTATCAATTACATATATTTCATCACGCAATCTATCAGAACTTGGAGTGCCAAACGGATTAGAACCAGATGAGAAATTTGAGTTGTCTAAGGCAGAAGCAAGCGGCATTTTTCTAGTAAGCTTTGCACCTATCAAATCATTATGTGGGGTAACTTGATTCACACTATTTAAAAAATCACTCATTGTTATAACTAAACCTGTTGATGAATTTTGAACTATACCACCTAAATTAGAAAAAGTAATTGTTGGTCTTGAGATAGTGCCTGTGCTTTTCTTTTCGAAACCTTCTATTTGTACCGCTACTCTTTGATAAGAATTTGATTGAAATATTACTTCACCAAAATTGTTTAGATTTGCACCAGCATGAAATCTATACACAGTAGGCAAGCTTTGTGGATTGCCAGCAACTATGTGTGTACCAACAGTCAGTTCAAGTTCAAATAACTCGATAATAGAACTTGGATTTATTTTATTTAGCTCAACAAAAGGAATTGCCATTATGATTCAAATACCTGATTAAAAACTGCACGAACAGTTGCTCTATCTGCATTTACAATATCTTTGCTATATCCAGATTCTGCAACAAATTTAAATGATGATGTTTCGCCAGGTGGGGTATAATCAAAACTTTCTTGATCATTGACTCTTGCATCTAAAAAAGATATAAATGTATCTGCTTCTGATAAAGTAATATTTTGCCAAGATAAACTATATTTTAATTTATTCTGATTTAATCCTTCTGTTAATCTTTGTTCAAACCCATCACCAAATTGAACTGTATTAGTTTTATTTTCTTTTATTTTTTTTATAGGGAAAGATGCCTCTGGTGTCGATGGAAAAGTTGCCATTAATTTAGTAAACCTCCTGATCGTTTTTCATTTATAATTACAGCTTGTATTGCAGATGCAAGTTGCTCACCAAATTGATTTGCATTTTCATTACTACCTTCTACAGAAGAACCTGATGCATCTACGTTTACAACAATATTAGTTGAGGTACCTGATGACTCAACACCTAGATTACCAGAACGACCACGTTTTAAAGGTAGTATTGCCTCTGGTGCGCCACCCTCGCCCATAATTCCTAGTTTTCCAGAGCCTCCTGTAGAAAATTTAAAAAGTTGAGGTTGTGAAACTACGCCACCTTTTGCGTAAGGAATAATTGCATTTGCTCCAAATGCGTTTCCTTTTGCATTCAGCTTTAGATCTAAACCAAATAAACTATTAATACCACCTAATAATGGAGTCATAAGTTTTTGTCTGACTACTATTCTTGTTATATCTGCAATTATTGAACGTGCTAAATCTTTAAAATTTAATTTTCCTGTCATTACAAAATTTACAAAAGCATCCTCCATCCCTTTAAATGCACTAACAAAAGCATCTTGTATTTGTTTGCCTACCTCTTTTATTGAGTTTAGATAGTCTTGCGCACCACCTTTCATACCATCAAATACCTTTGAAGTTGTTTTACCTAAATCTTTAGTAGCAGCATTAAGTTCTTCTGTAGCTTGTTTTTGTTTTATAATTTTTTCTACTGCTGCATCAAATTCTGGTGAACCAAAAACTTCCTCTACAGTTTTACCTGATTGTTTAAATATTTTTTCTAATTCATCTTTATAATCTACAGCAGGTTGCAATGCATTATTTATTGTTTTTTTAGTATCTGGATCAATTGTTGGTATAAATGATGTTGTTTGAATATTTTCAATAAATTGTCCTAAAACAGGTATTTTTTTAAAACCTTCTAATGTGTCACCTAATGCTTCTATAAGTTTATTGATCATTTCAGCCACCTTATTAAATATCTTCGTAACTACTGTTGTAAAAGATTTAAATATACCACTAACAATATTTGCTATATCAGTTGCAACTTTCGTTAATACACGTTTTATTCCACCAAGATTATTAACAAAACCAGTTATGAATTTTTTTATAGCTTTCTCATTATCATTTAAAAAACCAATAATTTTAGTTGTTGTATCTTGAAAACCTGCACCTATATTTGCAAACAATCCACCAAAGTTTTCTTTGAACTTACTAAATTCTGTTGCTAATCTATCACCTGCTGCTGCTGGAGATGATGCTAAAATTTCTGCATTTTTTCCATAATTAGCAAAAAGATGTTTTGCAAAACCCATAAAATCATCTAATGTAACCTTACCTTGCTCTAATGCTTTATCTAATTGTCTAGGTGTTTTATCCATTGATGCTGCGAATAATGTAAAAGATCCTGGGAGTCTTTCACCAAGCTGTTGTCTAAGCTCTTCGGCCGATACCTTACCCTTACTAAATACCTGACTTGTAGCAACCATAGCTGCCCGCATATCTTCTAATGATCCACCAGTACCTCTAATACCAGAAGCGATTGATAAAAATACCTCTTGTGCATCTTCTACTGATTTACCTGCACCAACGACTGATGCTGTTAAGGACGTAAATTGTCTTACTATGACATCTTGTGGTATTGCTAATTTTTCACTAGTCTTAGCAAGAAATTCTTGTGCTTTATTAAATTTTTCAGTGTCTTTTACAACTAAAGCTAATGCAAATTTCTGTTGTTTTAAAGACGCAGTGTATACACCAATCTCACCAATAGATTTACGCAGTTGACCAACTTGCGCACCAATAGCTGCACCTGCTGCTGCTCCAAAGGCATTTCCAGTAACAGCTAAACCTATACCTCCTCCAACTAGACCCTCTACCCCTCCAAAAACACCACCTGCTGCGACTGCTCCTAATCCTCTTGCTAATCCTCTTGCTCGTCCTCCAGTAGTTTTTCTTCTTTCCATTTTTGCTAACTCTCTATCCAATCTTCTAGCTTCTCTAGTTGCTTCTTTAAATTCTCTAGAAGTTATATCAACACTATTTGCTAATTCTTTATAAGTATTTGATAAAGCTCTAGTTCTATTTATTGAATTAACACCCTCACTTTGTAGTTTTCTTAATTCTTGTGTAAATTTTTTAGTATCTAATCCAGCATTTTTTGCATTATTTTTTAGTCCTTGTAATGAATTTGTTAAACCACGAAGTTCTTTTACACCTTTAACATTTAATATTACGTCTAATTGTGTTTTTTGATCAGCCATTATTTCTTATCCTTTTGCATCATTCTAAGTGCAGCATATTCCATTGTCTGTATTCCTTCAAACATAGAGACAGGATCTTCTACTGAATATAGTTTACACAGATATTCGTAAGATGAATAGTTAATACCAGATAAACCTGCCATACTGACATACCATTGTGTTGTTAATCTAAAAAACATTTCTACAATTTCCTTATTTTCTATCCATATAACAACATCATTATTAACAGGACTAACCATATCTGCTATCTGTTCTGGCGTAGCACCAAAGGCTGCTAAAGCTTCTGCACTTTCATCTATAACATCACCCTTCACCCAATACTCAGCAGCCCTTTCTAGTTTTTTGCCAATGCTCCCTGCATGCTTTCACCATAGGCAGCAATAACGGCTTGAACAATATATACGTTATCTAATATCGCCTCAAAGTTTTCATCATTAAATTCAACCTCATTACCATCCTCGTCTTTAATACCAGACCAGCCGAGTAGAACAGTTTTTACAAAGTGATCATCACCACCATCTATAAGTTCATTAAAGTTTTTTCTGCCAACATTTTTAAATTTAGCAGTAAAACTTTCCTCTTTAAATTTACCTTTATATGGTGTTTTAACTTTTACCTGCCATTCATACTCAGCGATTTTTTTAAAAACAAGTGCCATAAATTAAGTCATAACAATACTTAACTCATTATTACCTGCTGTTGTTGGTAATGCCAAGTACGGTAGGTTTAATGAATTAACACCATTTGTATCACCACGACTAACACCTGTTATATCAGTCTGAGGAACATTAACAGTAACAATATTACCTGCACTAGATCCAAGAACAATAGAACTATTACCTGTTGCAGCAGTTTCTGCCTTACTAAAATAATCTGTTGTTGCTCTTACTGGTTCTTCTAGAACAGCAGTACCCCCAGGCGCACGATTTGTTATCAATACTTCCTTGCTAGATGCAGTTTCTTTGTAAACAACCTCATTGTTTAATGCAAGGTCAAAGGATTCTAACCTCTGTGAAGTTGCACCATGAAATGTTGCAGTAGTGACGTTAGTATCATTTACCTCTATCGCAGCAGCTTGGTTTGCAACAGTGAATGTACCAGACATTGCTGTGCTATCAGGGCTGTTATAAATACCAGTAAATTCAAAATTAATCTGTGCAAATGAACCTGCTGCCATTGTTATAGTCGCTGTTCCTCTGCATCCTGTTATTAAATGTCTTGTAGCACCATAAAAGCAAAGAATTGTACAACTAGAAAAAGAAGCACTGACAGGTGCATAAGTAACACTGGTAGAACCTACAATTGTTTCAGATAAACCACAACTTTTCAGCAAAGGAGAAAGCGCACTTGCCGTACCTGCTGCACCACTGCCAGAAAGTTCAGCACCAAATGATACTGCAACTCTTTTGTTTGCGAGCAATGTAGGTCTTGTACTGTTTCCAATAAAACCTTGAAAGGCAGTAGCCTGTACGTTGTCAGATTCTATTGGTGTTACTTCTATGTCAGTAACCTGTATAGCATTTGATCCAGCAACAGGAGTTGAATTACTCCCATATGATGATTCAATCTTTGCTAGTAGTTTTGTCGTTCTTGTTAGAGCCATTGTCGTTAGAGGAATCGGTTTCTGGTACTAGTGTAGTTTCCCCAGTTTCAGGATCGAACATATATGTTCCACCTGTACCTGGATTTGGAACTTCTTTACTAATTTTAGCCATAATCTTAAGATGAAGTTAAATCAGTACGACTTGTTCTATATCGAACTAAGAAGTCTTGACTTACTATACCAAGAGGTAGGTCAGCTTCAACTAAGTTAAAGTCAGTACGATCTGGCGTTAAATCCAAAGCATACCCATTTACAGTTTGGTCAGCCATTAGTTTTAAGTGTACTTGTTGTGAATATATGTCTGATTCATCATCAGGTAAAGAAGCTCTAACAATCGTTGATACTCTGACACGCATAGACCAATCTAATTTATCAAAGAAGTTAGTATCTGTAGGTTGATCTGATATCGGTTCTATTATTATCGCTGGTGCTTCACCACGACTGAGAGGCTCTACTCTTGATCTATAGACAGTAGCATTAGATATTGCATCAAGATTTGTTTTCATTCTTGCTAATATCTGTTCTCTTAATGAATCTGCCATTATGTCTTACTCAGCAAAACTTGTGAAAAAGATCCATCATCTGTTAATAGATTCTCTCGAACAGTATATTTAACAGAATCAACCGTTATTGTAGAACCTCTAGATAGTGCAGATACATCTTCTGTAACTGCTGTAAGAATATATTCAGTGCTTATTGCTGTTCCACCTGCTATTACATCATCAGCAGTGTCTAAATGCCCAGGAAATACAATTCCATTCTCAATAGTACAAGTTTTACCATCTTGTAAATATATTCTTAATGTTTCCTTATCTTCAATTATTGGCATTTTTTACCTTTGTTTTTTTTGGTTTTTGTTCAATTGCCTTTTCTGCTTTTCCTATTCTAATTAGTAAATCACCATCAGAATTAGACACATCATAAGTTTTACCAGCTTCTAAACTAGCTCCACTCGCTCCTACGTTTGCTAAACATTTAATTTTCATAATTAATAAAAAGGGGGTAAATATATACCCCCATATTGACATATTTATGCAGTTGTCACATCTTTTATAGCAGCAAATGACTGTGCATGACGTATGGCAACATCAAATGCAACTACAGCTTTTACAGAAGTTAAGTTCTTGCTGAAGTCATCACTATCCTCACCAACTGTTACTTCGATACCACCACCGAACAATCCAAGAATTGCCTGTGAGAAGTCTCCCATAACAACAGCAGAACAAACACCAGAACTAGAACCTTTTGTAAGGTTGCTTGGAACTTGGTTTGTCATTGCTACTGGATATCCATTAAGAACACCAGGAGTAGCACCTCTACCGATAGCTGATAGGTCTGCATTGTATAAGAATGCACCATCACCAGTTGTAGAACCACCTGCTCTTAGTTTCTTCAATGCACCCATTACTTTTGCGTTTGTTACATAAGCAATGTTATCTGCATTAACACCTGCATTATCTTCCATGATTGCTGTCTCAAGATCAACAATCTTTTCAAGAGTAATAGCACCACCATTAGTACCGATTGCAACTGAACCAATACCAGAAGTGTTCATGATACCTGTAGGCTGACCTGATGAACCAGATCCGTTCAAGATACCAAGATCAATTCCTAAGTTAATACTATCAGATAAATCTCTTCTTACTAGATCCTCAATACCAGGAGTTGCCTGTATGAGCATATTTCTAGAGAATTTTGACAGACTTGCTAAAGTCTTTGGTGTCATTGAAATCTGATCAAATGTAGATTCTGCTTGAGAAATCGCTGTTGTTTCAGATGATAAATATCCAGTAGAAGCAACACCAGATCTTCTTGGGATTGCAACATCACCAATAAGACCAGATAGTACTTGAACACCAAGATTCACCATTACAGTGTTATTTCTTAATGCTTCGATAAAATCATCTGCTCTTAAATCTGTAGCAACGATGTTACCGCCAGTATTAGCACTAGAAGTTACATATGTAGCTCTTTTTTGAGTTGATAATGCAGAGAATGGTAAGAATAATGTCTTGCCACCAGCATTCCGATGATATCCCTGACGTTGTACTTCCTGTGAAAGCTCTCTTGCAAAACCAGCACCAGGTCTATCCCAATTGCCATCTATAAGAGCAGCAATACCACCAGAAACAAAGTCTGTATTTCTGTATTCTCTTTCTTCTTTTGCTGAGAACTGACTTTCTACTGGAGTAACAGTTTGCACCTCTGGTGACTTAGCACCTAACTTTTCAAGAACATTTGCTCTTGCTTCGTTTATTGAAGTGCCATTAGCGATCATAGATTCGCCCATGTCCTCAAAGCCATGCTTACCGCATAATGCAGTAATCTCTCTTATTCTTGTACGTTCTTCAGAAGCAGCTTGTTTTTTAGCCTCTGAACGCACAACCTCTAAATTTGGTTGATCGGTCATTTCGTTTTCAGAAATAATGTTTACAGGAGGTGAGACAGAAGCCTCAGTTGCGTTTGTACGCTTATCGTCAATTGTAGACTTATTTTCCTCAATAGTCATAGTATCAGTCTCTAATAAAGACCGACCTATACCAACTGAGGTGTCAGCAGGCGTAGCCACAATACTGACTTCATAAGGCTCCCATCGAGATGCGACAAAAGCACTATTTCCATCTATTTCACGTTCTTCCATCTCTAAAATGCGATATCCAGTACTAACGTTCCTTAAAATGCCATCTGACACCATTCCACGAATCTCATCAGCAAAGGCAGTTTGTGCAAATCTTACTCTTGAAACACCTTTTTTCTTCTTTTTATCAACATATGCCCTTTCTACTACACCTATAACTTTGTCAGTGTCATGATTAAATAACAAGGGTGCAGAATCATTAAGTCTTTTTAAGTCAGCAGCATCGTTTTCGTGAGAAAGTATTTCATTTCCAAATGATCTTGGCACTGCAAATTCAGAAGAAAATGGAAACTCATATATTCTTTCCTCTACTTTGTTAAATTTTGTTTCACCTGCACGTTTGAAAGACTCGTTTATAGATCTAATTGCTGGGATTTTAGTCAAGGTAGAAAATTTATGGCCTACTTTTCTGTCTGTAGCCTCACCATCTCTATACAAGGTAATTAATGCAGCAGGGTCATCAGCAGTACCTGTAATAGTAAAACTGGAATCTGGTACATCTATAGTTCCGTCACGTTCAATACGATCTATCTGACCTCTAGCCGTACCACCACTAGAGTTCCAACGTACAAAATCACCTACTTTTAGAGCATCAGGGGCTGCTCGATTTTCTGAATCAGTCACATTAATAGATCTAAGTTCTTTTATTCTAGCTGATTTTGCCTTTGAAAAACTCTCGCCCGCAGATCCACCCCAAGCTAAATTTGCAACTTTGCCTGGACTTGGATAACCTTTTTCGCCTTGCTTAAATCCTTCTGCTTTTTTATCTACAGCATGTCTTGCAAACCAAGCATTCATTTCTATGACAACATCTGGACTTAACTCATTACCACTTAATATCTGCGTTGCTCTTCTTGCTGCTACTTCAGTACCACCTTTTCTTCCTTGTTTTTTAAATTCACGATATCTTTTTGCTGCATTTCTCATGCCTTCTGTAGGCATAAGATTTATTTCAGTGCCATTAATAGTTGCCACTTGATTCTTCTCCTACGTTTTCTGCATCTTCACCTGACGGTTCTAGCGTATCACCAAATGGATCTACGCTACCTATAGGTTTAAACTGAGAACCACCAGACTTGTTAACAGCAGATGGATCAGTGTCTAAGACAATATTCATCTCATCTAATTTAGCTAACTCTGACTGTCTCGCTACTAATAATTCATCTAAATCACCACCATTCTCAGAAACACAATCTCCAAGTGTCTTAAATCCAGATCTAACTGCATTTTTCTGTGCCTCTACTTCTCTCTGTGGATCTACATATGAATATCCTCTGCATACCCATCTAATCTTTTCATACCTTTCTGGTTCTGTCTCATAAGTTGGTAGCACTAACGCCCCAGACATTACAGCCATCTCTAACCATGATTCATACATGGGTTGATAGAAGTTTTCCTTCAACATCTGTTGTACAGTACGCCAGTGATCACGATCCTGTAATAAAGAAAGTCTGCTTGAACTGTAATTAGATTGTGAATAGTCAGAACTTATACCTTCAAAACTACAACCAAGACCAGATGCCATAGATCTAAGCATAGTTCTTACAAATGTTTCAAATTCACTGTTAGGTTTACCCATATCAGGTATCGTTACAGATGAACCAGGTTCTAAGTACTTAAATTGCCCTGGTTCAAAACTTGTTACTCTGTCGTAATCATAAACCTCACCACCAGGATCTAACTCTCCTTCTGGAGTTGTAATAAATCCCATCAAAGCACTGGATGCTCTCGCATTAATTAATGTGGCCTCGATCATGCCATCTAACTGATGCAGATGTTGGATAGTAGAAGATAACCAAGGAATACCACGATGCTGTCCTGGTCTTTGTGGTAAAAACAAATGCAACACATCTTTTGCATCTATAATTACATGTCTTTTAGTGCCAGCAGGTGTAGTAAAGTTTGAATCACCAGGATGCTTAGTAAGAAAAGCATAACGAACTGCCCTCTTAAATTGATTTAGCTCTATACCTAATCGCCAAGTATTACCTGGCTGTAAGGTTGTACCTTTATAATCCTCATCTAATTGATCTGCTTCTATAACTTCTAATGCAAATGGTATTTTACTTCTACCTAAATTTTTTCTATGAATAATAACAAAAGATTCTCCAGATTCAATCATTCCTCTTATCGCTAATCTTTCTAATTCACTAAAACAAAGCACACCACGAACATCACAACTATCTTTTCTACCCCACATTGACCATTGACTTTCTATCTGTTCGTTTATACGAGTATCTAACTTACCTCCTCTAACTTTTTTTACCTGCGCCTGTAATCTTACTCCTGTTCCCACAATTTGATTTGTAGATAATCTTATAGCCTGTGCTGCATAATTATTATCACGAACTAACTGATGAACACGCGATCTTAATGTAGATATAGATGATGACCATTCCTGATCAGCAGATGTTGTTCTTGTTACCCAACTTGAAGTTAATCTATCTGTTTTTGCACCTGCGTATGCACGCCTTCTAAAAGGTTTTTTTTGCGAAAATGCATCTTTTTTAGAGGTAAATAAGCCTCTCCAAGCGTTTCTTAAGCCCATTTAGTCTCCTTTAAGCAAAAATAAGAACATTTAACACCTATTTAAAACGAATAAGAAGGTTCTTGGGATCACCAAGACCTTGTGCTATTTTAGATGCTCTTTGTTCCGTTGCAACTATGCTTTTTAATTGTGATTCTCGTTTAATCAATTCTGATAATTCAATACGTTTAAAAGTTCTATCACCAATACTATATTCTTTAGCTTTATCTGTTTCTAATGCAAGTATAGCAGCTTTTACTATATCTAATTCTTTTTCTGCGTAAGTTCTAGAATCAAATACTAATGGAGTACCACTATATACTAAACTTTGTTTTACTTTTATATACCCTTCTCCTAATTTATATTTTTCTCCAGATTTTTCTGCAATCGCACACCAATACCAATCCCCTGCGTGAAAAGTTCCGCTATCTGTTGCAGAAATAGTAAACTGCCATCCTGTTGCAAATGCACTACCAATAGAAATATGTCCTTGTCCAGCAATATTTGTTCTTAAATAGTAAGTTAATGAATAATCAGCACTTGTTGCAGATTCGTTAAATCCTACTGTTGCAGATTCATCACGCCATTTTACTGTTGTACCAGCAGTTATAACAGCGGGGATATCAGATATCCACATATAACCTCCTACCAGTTGTTGACATAATCATTACCTTGCTTTCTTTTCATTGTAACTCTTTTACCTTTAGATTCATCTTTTTGTTTTACATACTTTTTTTCCATGTAATCCCATATCGTTCTACGGGGATATATCTGATATAACCTTTGCAGACAAGCATAAGAATATACAAGTTCATCTAGTGCCTCATTTCTAACACCAGATTTTTTAACCCATACTCTTTCTAAAGTGTAACCATTCTTATATTTTTGTATCTCTCTTTCTGCTGTTAATTCTTCAAAATAATCATTTGTTACTGTCGGATAGAAATGTAATGCACCTTTTGTTACTTCTGCCTCTCGTAATCTTCTATGCATTAATGTCTTAATTCTATTTACGCCTACAAGATATAATTCAACACCAAATTTTGTTATTTTCTTTTTATTTGAATAATCTATACGTCTAGGTTTTGACAAAAAAGAATCATCTCTTAGTTTTGCCTGACCTTTTATAGCTATAACGCCTAACTTTGCTCTGCTTCTTGTGTATCTGTAGACTTCCTCAGTAAAGTGTCCTCCAGTATCTACTGCTGTAACTTCTATATTTATTTTTCTACCATCTTCATTTTTATATGGTGTTTGTAATATTTCATCTAGTTGATCCCATACATCCTGTCTTGATGGAGAGCCGTAAATCTTAGCCCGATCTACTAAATACATCTCCTCATTACGACCTATACCCCAGACTGACATAGATAATCTATCGTCTTGTGTATCAACACCTGCTACCAATACCAATACCTCTTTTGGTGGAATCATATGTTTATATTTTTCTTTACTTGCTCTTTCTAATAATGCAGATGCACCAATCTTTGTTTCATACTCATCCTCGTATGGCTCTCCTAGTACAGTGTTGTAATAAGTTTGCAATTGATCTCCACTTTCTTTTGCAGCATCCCATTCTCTGGCAAGGTTAGACCATGACGCATTTGGTGAATATGAATATGCAGCCCAGATATGAAATCCTACATGCCTTTTATTTTCAGCAGTTCCTGTAGGTCGCCATTCTCCTTTTTCCACCATCCATCGTTTTTTATTCTGCGGTATAAAAACACCACAAGATTTACATGCATAACTAACAGTATCGTAATCATTGTTCTGCCATGCAAAATATTTCCATTCCAGATATTGCATATGACCACATTCTGGACAAGGTAAAAAATATTTTTGTTGATTTGTTTCTTTATATAGTTTTTCAATACGACTAAATTCTTTTAATGTAGGAGTAGAACCAGCAACAATCTTTCTATTCCAATAATATTCTGTACGCATTATTCCTAGTCTTATCTGATCTCCTTCTGTACCTGCTGATGCAGGGTAGCCATCAACCTCATCGAATAAAACAATACGTCTGCTAACTCTTCTAAAACCCCTGGCACTATTTGCACCGACAAGAGATAATGTTCCTCCTGGAAACTGTTTCTGCAATATTGTATTAGCACCATCTTTTGCTTTTGGATCACTGACTAAACCTTGTAGACAAGGAGTGTCTCTTAATAATGGACTTATCTCTTCTTTTGAATATCCCTGCGCGTCCTCTATAGTCGGTTGCACCATCATCATCGGACAAGGATCTTGATGTATGTGATATGAAATAACATGATTTAAAATTTTAGAATATCCAACCCTTGCACTTTTCATCACTGTTACACGCTCAATATTAGGGTCAGTAATCGCATCCATAATCCCTTTTTGATATGGCAAAGTTTTCCATTTACCACCCTCGGCACTACTTTCTGCGGAAAGATATGCAAATTCATCTGCCCATTCACTAAGACTCATCTTTTTAGGAGGACGAAATGCTTCTAATGCTGATCGTTCTAATTTATTTATATTATTCATGCAGCTTTTCTATTAGCTAAATCTTCTAAAGTTTCTCTGACAATATCTTCTAGACAAGTAATAGCAGTTGTATCTAATTCTGGTATTCTCTGTTTTGCTTTTGTAGGAATACCTAAGATTTTTGTTCTAGCCAAAGTTATAACCTGTACCCACTT